GAACCTTATATTATCATTCTATCATGACCAGCCCTGATTGACAAGCCCCTGAAACGGAAAAAGTCGCCGAAAAAGGCGACTTTTTTGTAACTTTTTGTGTTACATTCGTAACAACTTACGAGCCAAACGTAAGTCGTTGGTGGCGGAACGTAAGTCAAAATCAGCGTGATTTTCGTGGAAGTATATTTTACTTTCGATTTTATTTACTACCTTTAGCAAGTCGAAACGTGTAACAAAATCAACGGCTTGGAGCATAGACTTGGCTTCGATTAGATCTAGACTATACTCGACCCATTTTTTATTAGGGTTGAACTTGACGCTACGAAACTTCTTCTTATCTTTAGGGCGGTTATACTTAGTGAGAAGCGCGTTTACTTTAGACATCACCGACCTCCATGATCAACTCTTAATGATAGCTGATTTGGTCGTAATTGTCAAGGCCCCTAGAAAACTTCGTATTCGGGTTTCAGCCTGATGTTGCCAGTGAGCGCGACACGTTCTTTATCGGTCTTGTTGTGTAGCACTGCGTGAGTCACCCAGCCAGGAAACATGATCATGGAACCGTTCTGTGGCGTATAAGTGAACTGATTGTATGCTTTCTTTTCCATGCTGATCCAGCCAAGAGTGCTGCGCGGATCAATCAGTCGAATGTCGCCACAGTCGTCATGAACGTCCACATAGTATGTCGTCACGATCGTAGTCAGTCGATGAGTATGAAGCGGCGCTTCCTCATCTTTACCACGGAAGTTGATTGAACCCTGCGTATGGAAAAAGTGATCTGGAGTATATTCCACGTTGAAGCACTTGGATGCATACTTGGCTGCGCACTCTAGCTTCCATCTATGCAGTTCTTTCATAGCAGGAATTTCATCAACAAGATCCCATGCGTTTTTCTTGCTCATATAATTCATGCCACGCAACTTCTGAACTTGCTCAGTTGACATCAGTTCTGCATTGATGGCTTCAGCGTCTGGATGATTGAAGATAGCGACGGGCGTAGCCCACAGCTTCATATACTTTTCAGTCATTCGATTCTCCTAGTGTAAAATGCTTCCGCCCGAAACATCCAAACAGATTCCAGTCACATGAGATGCGTCGTCTGATAGCAAAAATGAAATCGCGTTTGCTACATCTTCTGGACTTGTAACGCGACCGAGAGGCGAGGGTTTGGCATATGTAGGTTCTGTCTTATTGAGACGTCTACGATTCATAGTCAAACCAGGAATGATTGTATTCGCTCTGATATTGTATTCGCCGTATTCCTGAGCAATAGTCTTAGTGAACGCATTGACCGCAGCCTTAGACGCTGAGTATGCGCTCATCCTAGGATAACCTTTGTAAGCTCCATTTGAAATGATAGATACAATGCTTCCCTGCTTGCGTTCCATGAAGTGAGGAAGAACCGCGCGAGTCGTATTGACTACGCCACCGAAGTTGATGTCCATGACTCGGTTGAATTCGTGAGGATCCATCTCATGGAACTTTGGTTTGTTCATAGGAGAATAACCAGCAATGTTCACTACTGCATCAATGTGATCATAGAGCTTTATCACATCAGCAAAGAAACCGTTTACGTCTTGTGCATTCTCGATATCAACTTCATCATGTGAACACAGAACGACAGTCCATCCATGCTGACGCAACTTCTTTTCTGTGGCTTGCGCCATCCAGCTAGTTGCACCTGTTACGACCGCGACCTTATTCACTTACAGCTTCATCCTTATCGTGTTTGATTTCCATTCGAAGATTGACGAGCTTCATGATGTGACGATATGCCATAAGCTCAATATCTTCTTCACGTTCAGACTGACCAATGAACTTGTTATTTCCAGTGAACCAAGCATAATACAGTCCGTGTTCTTTCGTAACCTTCACGGGGATATACGGCATATCTGCTTTATCAATAGCTAACACATCGTCTGTCGTTACACCGTTCCCAACCATTTCTGGACCATCTGGGCTGATACCGAACCACTTCCTTAGAACAAAACGAGCAAGCATAATTCCAACCAACCAGCTAGATGCTGCGACTAGAATGTTGATACCGTATGATGCCCAATCCATATGCTTTCCTTTCTTAGACCTGTTTCATAATATGTTCAACGATCATGTCTGTATCTTCTGGCGTCATGTGATCAAACTTTTCAGTAAGAAACATGAGAACCATATTCGTCATGATGTTGTTGACCTTGCTTTCGCGCCCAGCAAGCCATGTTTCATTTTGGTTGCTGCCCCTCTTAGCATATCTTATATTACGCTCATTCTTCGTCGTTCGCAAGTAAATAATGCTCAGGTCATACTTTTCGTTGCAGTGTTCGAGGAAAGATGAGGTGAACAGTCTGTCGCCTTCATAGATCACGATGGCGTCAGTCGGCAACGTAGCCAAAAACTTGATAGCCTCTGGCTGAACAGACATGCTCATACGATCTGTGCCAGCAAACGTTTCACCTTCTTCATATTTGCCTAGAACATAAACGTTGTCTTTCTGATGATAAGGAACCAGCTTGAACTCACTGAACTTAGCTTCTGGTTTCAGTTTCTCGATTAGCTTCCACATAAGAGTAGTCTTACCAGATCCTGGCTCACCACCGATAGCAATCACTTTCATAGGAATCCTCTCAGTCCATAATTATTGAAACTGTTCTTAAAACAGCTCCACTCGTTATCCATCATGATAACTTCACCAGTTAGTCTATAGTGATTCTGTTTCACTTTAGACAAACCAGGATCGTCTGGATTATGCTCTAGTCGTAGATGTTCAGGTAGACACTCTTTTCTCATATCCCAGAACAGCTGAAATTGATTACCCCATTCTGACTCTGCATATTTGATTCTGTTATAGAACATATCCATATAGACGTTTGGATATCTACGATCTGGTCTATGCCATGACTTGTAGCAGCAGAGGGTTGATTCTAGTGTGAAGTAGCTCACGTCTGGATGATCAATGCGAGCAGCAGCTTCTGCTAGAAGAATTCTACCTTCTTCCTTCAACCAATCTAAGACGTCTGGAGAATACTTTACGTCATCCTTCCACCAGTCTAGATCATCACGCCCAAGAACTTTACATAGACCGTTCCTGTGCGAGCGCGAACCGCTGATATCATCTAGGAAGAGATTATCACAGTCGACATTGACGCCTTGTATTCTTAGATACTCAAGATATGAGAAAGCTGATAAGCGACCAAACGACATGAAGTTGTTGCGAACGAATGACCATGCGTTGCGGAAGTTCTGATATTTATCAGTCGTATTGCAGACAGAATCATACATTGCTTTTTGTGAGCCGTATGTATCTACGACTTTCTTATAGGATGCAACGCATTGAGGAAAACCAGTCTTGCCTATCTTGAAATACTTACGATCAGTATCCCAACCAGAACCTGCTTTGAACTTCTGGTGATTATCATTCCACCAAGAATCTAGCTCATCTACATTGAGATCTTTGACTGATGGAAACTTCTTGAATATGAAATAGCTCGTAACGATATTCTGCGAGCAACCATTGATGAAAGCAATCCAGAGCTTATCTTCTTCGTTCATGTTCATGTGATTCGATAACCACGGGAACGCAAAGTAAACAGCGCCAGGATGCGAACGATACTTCAAATGGTATTCATAGAAACGAAGGAAAACTTCTCTTCGATATATTGGTTGTCTAAAATCAAAACCAGCTTGTAGATCACTGACTTCAGGTTGGTTAGTTAGGTCTGACCAGCGACCTATCTTATCAGGTGAAAGCGTCAAGAGGTCCAGTATCCTTCTCTAAGAAATAGAAACCATTAGCTGTAGTTGTTAGATCAAAATGCTTGAACTCAGTTTCATGAAGCCCAGGAACTGCTACGAAGTAGACTGCGTTCCTAGCTCTGAATGCAGCTTTGATTATACTATATCTATGATTAGAATACAACCACTTTGAGTAAGCCTTCACATAATCATACTTGTCTGTGAGTTGCTTACCGAAGATCTTGGAATACTTTTCGCCATGAACTGCGATAGGATATGTGACAGACGTATCAGTCCACGCGACTAGTTTTGGTTTTGATTGAAACGCCTTGTTGAAACAGTCGTTCCATTTCGTAGTGATCTGTAGAACGCTGGAGTTAGGAAGGTCTAAGAACTTCATGTCACTATTGTCGTCAAGCAGCATAGCTTCCTTTGCGTCTTCGAGTCTAGATTCAAGACCCATAGAAGAAAGCTGCTTGACGCAATCTTGATCAATTTCACTAGCTACATGGCGATCAACATTGTATAGACCACGAATGATCGTGCTCATGATCCCAACGCCAGCGAAATACTCACGAACATTATAACGTTCGCTGGCGTCGAGAACTCCTTCCAACATCCACTTAGTCGCCCAGCACTTAGCAGCAACTAGAGGTAGATGTTGAGAAACATAATGAATGTATGATCTAGAATGTAAGTCTGAGTCACTTTCGTTTTTGAGTTCGATATTGAACGGAAGTTTCCACTGCTCACACAAGAGTGCTGTTTTCATTGCCAAGACCCAGCTTACCCAAAACTTCTTCAGCTTCATCAAGCAAGCCGTTGTTACCTAGATAACGACCCCACTCTTCACCGTCCCACATTCCTGGAGAGACGCCATTCCAACCTTCATGCCATAGCTCATGCTCTTTGTTGTTTCTGCGCATGTAAACGAAGTTCTTACGAGCTTCTTCATACTTCTTAGAACCACACTCAAGCATAGACTCACGGAAATACATCACGACTGACATACGCTCAAAACCTTCTTCGTAGTTGAAGGCAGGAGAGTTGCTGTGGATACGATGAGCATTCATCATGATCATATCACCCGCACGAATGTCAGCTGCTACGCGGAATTCAGGGAAGCACAGATAGAAACCATCATAGTCTTTGCCGTTATCCAAAACGAGAAGATTACTGAAGCCTCTAGGATTTTCATGCGTTTCCCATGACTCACAAAGATCACCAACGTCACGATGCGCTGCTGTGCGGAAGTCACGATTGATAGTCAGTGTCGTGTAAGGAGTCTTACCAATCTGCCAATCAGGACCAAGCTTGTTCATAGCTTCCATCTGACCAGCGAAACGAACTGGCAAGTTTTCTTCG